CATGGGCGCAAGCAGTACATTCATTGAACGCCAGATCGTTTGCCGCCCCGAAGGAATCGGAAATTGTCTTCGGTTGCTTTGCTGACGGTCGAAATGCACAATACCCAATTGTTGTTGGCGTATTGCCTGGATATGAAACCAACCTTCAGGAAATCGGATCAGGGTTCCATGATCTCAGAACCGAAGCAGAATTGCAATATTCTCCCAAGAAACCCGTTTCAGTAGAGTATTCATCAGATGGATCTGGCGCCACAATAACAGAGCTGAAGAAAGCCGATTATGAGAAAATAAGATATCCCCTTGATGAAGATTTGAACAAGGCGACCACACCACGAACTGCAAGAAATCAGGATCTGGCTAATAGCGTCATTCAACGTAAAAGAGATAACGTCGATAAAGATGTTGAGACTGCAAACGAATTTGTTTGGAGTGAACCATATCCGGCATTCAATCCACTTTATCCTTTCAACCAGACATTCGAGACTGAGTCGGGACACATATTTGAATTAGATGATACTCCTAAGAATGAGAGGGTAGCTCTCAGTCATAGATCTGGAACGTTCATTGAGATGTTCCCCTCGGGATCTAAAGTAGAAAAGGTCACGAAGTCTAACTATCAAATCATAATGGCAGATGATCATATTCACATTATGGGGCGCGCATTGGTTACGGTAGATTCAGACTGTCATGTTAAAATACTTGGCGATGTGATGGTGGAGGCTGGAAACGACGTTTCTATGAAGATTTCTGGAGACTTCAATCTCAGCGTGAGAGAAGCATTCAACATCAAGGCTAAGTCAATATCCATGGACATTGATGAAGGATTAAATGTTCTTAGCGCGTTGGATAATAATCTTACAGCAGCTGGAGACACGAACATACTTTCTACTGGAAACATTAATGTTGATGGGTCTAAACTCAATCTCAACAATGCGGAAGCTGATGCTGCTAGTGTGGAGAATCTTAAAAGAGCTCCTTCTAGATCAGAGAAAAATGATGTTGCTCCTGTGGATGAACAAGAACCGCTTCCTTGGGCAATTGCAGCAGGAACGTTCGATCCAGTGACAGGATATGCGTACAGTAAGCTGAACTATAACGATAAGACAGAGGAGGACGAATACGTGGAACCAGGAAACACAGTACCACAGGTTTGTAACTTTGATCCGAACTTGAAGAAATTTATAGAATCTTCTTCTTGGGGGCTTAGTGGAACGGGTATTGCAATAATTGCGGAATTCGAAGGGTTTAGGGCAGATGCCTATGTCGATCCAGCCACTGGCGGTGAACCAATCACAATAGGATATGGTTCTACTGCTGTAGCAATTGATAGACCAGTTAAACTCGGCGATACAGTGACCAAACAAGAAGCCGAAGAATTGTTGGTGTATGCCATCAACAAGAAGTTCCTTCCTTCTTTGAAGAAGTATGTTAAGATACCTCTGACGCAGGAAATGGTCGATGCATGCCTTTCTTTCATATATAACGTCGGAGGAGGAAACTTTGGTTCTTCGACTCTTGTTAAGAAATTGAACCAGAAGGACTATTGTGGAGCGGGCGACGAATTCCTTCGTTGGAACAAGGCTGCAGGAAAGGTTCTCAACGGTCTAACCAAACGAAGAAATCGAGAGAAAGATCTATTTCTTTCGTAATAAATAGAGATATAATCTGAGGTTAACATGCCTAGAAATACGAGACTCTATTCTGATATTGACATCAACTTCACGCCTCATCCCGTGACGGGCGATATTATGAAAAAAACGGACTATTCGGCAATCTCCCAATCCATACAGAATCTTCTTTTGACGAATCACTATGAAAAGCCGTTTAGACCAGAATATGGAACGAATATTCGCAAATTATTATTCGAACCAATGGATTTGATGACAGCTTCTATTATCAATGAAGAGATAAGAAACTCCATAAAAAACTTTGAGCCTAGAGTGCTGATAGAATTTTTAGAAATTATACCAAATTTTGAAAAGAATCAGTATAATGTAAATTTGACATACTCCGTCATAAATCTGTTCAGCCCAATTTCAATAACATTCTTTTTACAGAGAGCTAGATAAATGGCTTCTAACGCAAAAATACAATTAGGACAGCTAGATTTCGATTCAATCAAAACTAGCCTGAAGGCTTTCTTGCAAAGCCAATCTCAATTCCAGGACTATAATTTTGAGGGCGCTGGATTAAACGTTCTCTTGGATGTGCTCGCATACAACACGCACTACAATGCGTTCTATATGAATATGATCGCAAATGAAATGTTCATGGACTCCGCAACATTAAGGAGTTCTGTCGTTTCTCATGCCAAACTTTTAGGATATACACCAAGATCAACTACAACATCCAGAGTTGTAGTTGATTGTACAGTAACGAGAGCGGCTGTCGATACATCCACAGAAATTCTAACCATCCCAAGATTTACTCCATTCATTAGTGAATCCATTAATGGAACCTCCTATAGGTTTTTGAATATAACGGAACAAACTGTTAATTTAACTAATGTGAATAAATTTAAATTTACTGATCTTGAATTGAAAGAAGGGCAGGAAACCAGTTATGTCTTTTCTGTCGATCTTGCGACAAACCCAACTCAGATATTTGATCTGCCCGATTTTAATATCGACACTTCCACTCTGCAAGTGTTGGTTCAAAAATCTCCATCGAATACCCTTAGAGAAGTTTACAAATTATCTACCGATGCCACCGAAGTAACATCAGGATCTAAGGTGTTCTATTTGGAAGAAAGCGTCAGCGGCAAATATCAGATTTATTTTGGAGATGGCATAATTGGAAAGAAATTGGACGATGGTAATTTACTTGTTGTAACATATATCGTTTCCAATGGAACTCAGGCTAATGGTCTTAGCAAGTTTAAATTGCAATCCCAATTGCTTTCTGGATCTACTTCAAACACAGTTTCGCAAGGCAAATCGTCTGGAGCTTCTTTACCTGAACTTGTTGATGATATTAAATTTTCTGCTCCAAAATCTTTTATCGCACAAAACAGAGCAGTAACGAAGAACGATTACATCACTCTACTAAACAAGAAATATCCATATTTCGACGCAGTTACAGTTTGGGGTGGAGAAGACGAAGTCCCACCAATATACGGGAAAGTGTTTATCTCAGCAAAGCCTAAATTCGGATTCGAAATAACTCAAGAAGAAAGAGACTACGTTACAGACAATATCATTAAACCGATTAGTGTCTTGACGGTGACTCCAGAATTCATCGACGCAGATTACATTTATCTGAACATGGCAGCGACGGTTAGATATGATCCATCTGCGACGAACAAAACTTCACAACAACTAAAACAAACCGTTCGGAATGCAGCGAAAGCGTATGCCGCCGCAAACTTCAATTCCTTTAATGCTGCATTTGAAATGTCTAGGTTGCTTAGAGCAATAGATGATTCCGATCCATCAATTGATTCTAGTGATGTGGAATTATTTCTCGAAAAGCAACTTGAACCGGCGCTTCTTACTACAGCCTCATATATTCTAGATTACGGAACTCAGTTAACCAAGGGATATGGATCTACGAAATTATATACAAAACCATATTTTGAACTCGAAGATTCTTTTGGGATAACGCGTCAATGTTACATTGAAGAAACTCCGAACTCGTTTAGTGGAATTGAAAAAATCAATATAATCAATCCTGGTAAGAATTATAAAAAAACTCCAACAATTGAAATCATTGGAGATGGAAATGGCGCTGCTGCATATCCAGTTATCGTTAATGGAAAAATACAGTCTGTCGTTATAACGAACAGAGGAATTGATTACACAACTGCATATGCAACTGTTTCTGGTGGCGCCGGAAGGCTCGGAGAAGTCGATCCAATAATACAAGGAAAAACTGGAACATTGAGAATATTCTATTACGATACCAACAATAATAAAGTGATTCTTGTCTCTGATGCAGGAACCGTCGATTACGTTGATGGAAAACTCTATTTGAATAGTTTCGCTCCCATCGATGTCGGCAACTACAACAAAACAATTAGCTTCTTTATGAAGCCTTCTTCGTCGAACTTTGCCTCTAGCAGAAATAGATTGATAACATTCGACCCAGACAAATTGTCTGCTCTGACAATTCAGATAATTCCCATAGGCAGTTAATACAAATGGCCATTTTGGATAATGCAGTACTGTCGCTCTTAGAATCTCAGATTCCTGGGTTTGTGGTAGAAAACTATCCAAATTTTGTGTCGTTCATTGAAGCGTATTATGAATGGATGGAGCGCTCTAATAAAGGTGCCACTCTTTATCACACCAAAAAACTTCTGGATTATAAGAACGTCGATGAGACGATTGACGATTTCTTGGAATACTTCAGAAAAGACTTCCTTCCATATTTCCCTGCAGATATTGCGCTGGACGAAAGAAAGCTCATCAAAACTGCTAGAGAATTTTACTCAAAAAAAGGTAGTCTTGAATCGATCAAATTCTTGTTCAGAGTTCTCTATAACAAAGAGATAGAAATCTTCTATCCCAAAGAGCAGGTCTTACGTGCTTCGGATGGCAAGTGGAATCAACCTCAATCAATCAAGGTAATTCTTTCTGCAGAAAATGAAAATCTAGATTTAGATTTGCTTGCAAAACGACAAGGAATTGGATCAACCTCACGTGCCAAATGTAGGATTGAATCGGCAAACAGAAGCATCGATAAATTCCTCAACAGAGAAGTTGTAGAATTATTCATCTCAAATATAACAAAATCATTCAAGGTTGGAGAAAATTTACAGATATTATATTATGATGTAAACGATCAACCACAAACATTTTCCGAATCTATAATAGGAAGCCTTTCTTCTATAACAATAGACCCAAATAGAACTGGATTGAAATATAAAGAAAACGATCCTGTTGTGTTAGTTGGCGGGGTTTCTTCTACAGGAATTGAAGCCATAGCTGTTGTTGGTGATGTTAGTGTTGGTGGATTAAAAGGTGTATCTGTTGTCGATGGTGGATTTGGTTTTAGAGATTATCCTAATACTGTAACTTCCGTAATAAATTCCCCCGGTGATTCCGGAACAGGGGCGAACGTAGTAGTTTCTACTCTAGACTATGCGAATACAATTTATTTTCGCGTGAATACAGACAGCATAGAAAGCATTGCCAATTTGACTATTGGTGCAGCTAATCTCACATTCTCAAATATATCAGGAATATCTAATGCCAATAGTACATTGGCGAATGCTTTTTCATATGCCAATCTAGCATTTGCTCCGCTGAAAACGCTAAACGTTGTTTCTGGCGGTTCTGGGTTCACTGGAGAACCAACTTTAGATTTTAAAGTAGTTTATAAAACCAATAATGTAGCTCAACAATATATGAATTCCCTCGGACACATTGGTGTCTTGAAGATTTTAAATGGTGGTGGCGGATATAGTCCAGGAAACGATAAAATCATCTTCAGCAGTACCACAGGATATGGCGCCAATGCCACATTTACTGTTGGTTCTAATGGAACTATTAACTCAATATCCATCATCTCAAGAGGAGAAGGATATTTTCAGATGCCGCCAATCTATTTGGCAAATTCATCCAACACAATTGCCGCTTCAAATGGAACTGGAGCTGTTATTGTTGCATATGGATTTGGGGATGCTGAGGAGACGGACATCTCTGTTGACGATGCAGGAAGAATTAAGAATATTAAGTTGTTGACTAGAGGATTCGATTATAGGTCTACTCCAACGGTTTCTTTGCGGGTGCAAGATCTGACAACAACTGCAATAAGCGAAGTTCTTGTTGAGGGAGATGTTGTATATCAGGGAACGAGTTATTCTACAGCTACATATAAAGCCAATGTAGACAAATACGACGCAGGAACTTCAACGCTCAGAGTCTACGATTATTCTGGAACTGTAAGCGCAGGCACTTTAGTTCTGCCGACAACAAGTACTTCTGTCGTCTCCTTCATAAAATATGGAAACGGACAGGCTAAAGCCACAGCAGAATTTCTTTCTGGAGTTATTAAGTATCCAGGTTTCTGGTCCAAGAGCGATGGATTTTTGAGTTGGGATCAATATCTTCAAGACTCAGAAAAATATCATAATTTCTCATATGAAATTGTAGTCGACAAAGCTCTAGAAACATATAGGAATATTATAAGAGACATAATCCATCCTGCAGGAATGAGTATTATTGGGGATTATGTAGTTTCAAATGAAATAGAGCAATCAGATTATGATAATTTGCGAGTCGGTTATGGCTCTCTTGGACAAAATACAGTAAACGTTGTGGCAAATACAGTAACTGCATCAGGCGGAACTAACACATACTTTAATGTTTATGCTACAGTTAATAGCTATATTGTTATTTCTCCAGACACCAGTAGAGAAATAGTTAAGAGAATTTCTAATGTCGTTTCTAATAGTATATTGACGTTAGAAAGCTCGGTAGCCTACATTGGCAATAATAAAATACGAATTGTGAATTCGAACTCTAATGTTTTTGTTCTGGCTACATCAACAGAACTCCTAGCGAATGATGTTCTCACATACACTAACGGGTCTGTTATAAATTCGGCTCTAATATTGAGCGTTACGGGTAATGTTATATCTACTAATACAAATGGGCTTGCTAATTCTGATGTGCATTACTCAGTTACTCCAAGAATAAATACCCAAAGCTACAGGATAATTTCGGTGTAAAATATGGCTAACAGTCTAATTACGAACGACAAAAAATACATGCTTTTCGATTGTTTCATAGATCTGGTTTCAGATGTATCTAGATCGAACGTATATTTGGGAATAGGTCGAGTTCCTTCATGGACATCCAACGACGCCATTATAACGACCCCGATTCAGTCGACAGACTATAAGAATGACATCTTCAGGAATCTAGTTGCATTGAAGAAATTGAATTCTTATAATTTTTGCATGGTAGTTCCTAGAATTGATTGGGAAACTGGGACTTCTTATGTCGCATATGACAACACCGTAGATCTATTTGATACTATAGCAACTACAGCAGCAAACGGCACAGTAAATGTTAGCAGCTCAAGTGTTGTAGTTCGAGGAACGAATACTGATTTTCTTATAAACTATTCAATAAATGACACCATAAGATTATATGGCGATGGCACGGAAGGATCCCAACAGGAAAGAGAGATAATAAGCATAGCAAATTCAACTACCATGAATGTGAATATGGCATTTGGATTAAATTATGTCAATAATGTCTCTTATAAAGTTGCCGACACCTTTCCATATTATGCCAAGAAGTTTTATGTGAGGAATACTAGCGATCAAGTATTCAAATGCCTTTTCAATAATTATGGTGCTCAATCTACCGATATGCCGAAAATAAGCATCGGAGGTCAGCTTCCGGAAAGTTCATATATCGAAGCCAGCGACGGATATAAGTGGAAATATCTTTACACGATAGATGCAACCAATAAGCGAAAGTTTCTATCAGATTCTTGGATGCCGGTACTTAAAAATCAGAATGTCATCGATTATGCAACAGCAGGAACGATTGATGTTGTTAATATCGTTTCTCCCGGATCTGCATACAACTCTGGAGTTGCTTCTGCTAATGCTAAAATACTCACAGTAACTGGTGATGGTGTTGGCGCATCTTTTTCGGCTAAAGTGAATTCAGCAGGTTCAATATACGACATTAATGTTTTAGATGGTGGCAGCGGATATACCACAGCAACCATAACTGCTAATGGTACTGGATCCGGAGCCAATGTGATTCCGGTAATTGGTCCTGCAAATGGACATGGATATGACCCAATATATGAGCTTGGTGCATCTACGTTGTATTTACACGTTGATTTGGCTGGCGATGAAAATGGAACAATTCCAACTTCATCTTCGGGCGATCCGGATGGATTCGATTATCACCAGATAATACTTCTGAGAGATCCTCTTCTTACGTCTGGGGTTCCAGCGTCTGCTATAAATTATAGTACAACATATGAGATACAAACAATCGGAACGGGTGGTGGGTTCTTTCAGTTAGATGAAGTTGTGTACCAAGGAAACAATTTTGATAGTGCAACATTTAAGGCGACAGTCGTTAGTTGGGATGGAGAGCCCAACAATGCGCTTTATGTGAATAATCCGATCGGAACTTTTACTTCAACAAATTTCATAATTGGGCAGACTAGTGGAACCACCACAACTGCTCAAACCCTTACCAGCCCAGCAATCTTACCATATACTGGCAAAATACTCTATATAAATAACACTACTGGTATTATTCGTAATGCATTGCAAACCGAATCAATCAAATTGAACCTCTCTGTTCGATGAGACACTTCTAGAGGAATAATCTGTGGATTTTAATGTAGAACCATATTACGACGACTTCGAGGGTGATACTGGCGCCAAAGAACAGAATTACATGCGAATTCTGTTTAGACCTGGATATGCCGTTCAGGCTCGCGAACTCACTCAAATGCAGAGTATACTGCAAAACCAAATCAAATCATTCGGAGATCATATCTTTCAGGATGGATCCCCAGTTCAAGGCGGACATTTAACACTCGATAAGAACGTCACTTCTCTTTTCTTACAGCCGACCGATTCCGATATACAAGATTTCACTGGTCAGCTTATCATTAATTCTGATGGAACTGGGGAAAAGAGGGCAACTGTGTTGGCTGTTGATGATTCTGACCAAACATCAACAGTTGCTGGCGCTCTTATTGTCAAACAATTGACGTCTGATGTATTCATCAATTCAGATAATATTGAAGTATCGGACGAGCCATCAATAACAGCCACTCTTCTAAGTGCAAATTCAACCTACATTGGTTCTGCCGTCAGCATGCAACAGGGCATATTTTATGTTGATGGATATTTCGTATTCGTCCCAGAACAAACTCTAGTTCTTGAAACGAAATCAGTAACACCAACCTATAGAATAGGATTGGAGATTGACGATAATATAATTGACGAGTCTCAAGATACAAATCTCTTGGACCCAGCTCAAAGTTCTTTTAACTATCAAGCTCCGGGTGCAACTAGATACCAGTTCGCCCTTAATTTAACGAAGAGAACATTAGACTCTTCGGATACTAGCACATTCTATGAGTTGTTGAGAGTAGAAAACGGCGAAATCACGAAACAAGTTCTTTATCCTCTCTATTCTGAATTGAATAAAACGTTGGCTCGTAGAACTGACGATCAGTCTGGCAGTTTCACTGTCAAACCCTTTAGAGTTACCACAGCCGAAGACCCCTCCAATTCAAGTAATTACCTCATTAACATAGAACCCGGAAAGGCATATGTTAAAGGATATGAGTATGAAACTCTTGGAATGACCAAGATTTCAGTCCCAAAAGCAAGAACCTCTTCAATTTCTACGGATTATGATTTGTCCTTGGATTATGGAAATTATTTGGGAATTAGCGGTCTCAAATCCGGAAGCAATGGGATGTTCGATATAGCTTCATATCAACAATTAGATCTCCATTTGGTCCCATCAGCGAACATAAACACCGCCAGCGCGGTTGCTTATAGTAGAACAAGAGTGGCAACTGCAAGAGTTAGAAACATCGAATATGTTGGCTCAACTCCCCCAGCAATTACTGGATCTGAGCCGTATTATTTGTATTTGACTAATATAAACAATCTATCGGTGAACGTTTTTAACACAGGAACGCGAACTGATACATCTACTGTAAACATCGGCGTCAATTCTTCTTCTTATGCGAATGCTTATGTTGGCGTTTTGCTTTCTGTGATATCAGGAAACAACGCTGGATATAGTGGACAAATTCTTTCATATAATGCTGAAACTAGAGTTGCAACCGTCAGCCAAGATATTACTACAGCCGGAAAATATTTTACAACAACTTGCAATGCAAGTTCAAAAGTTATGTTGACTTTCGGAATAAAAGATGCTTTATCTGTGGTATCTCCTCCAAACACAAGTCTGGGATTATCTTCTGTATTTGCAAGCAAACAAACCAACGCAGCATATTACGCGTGTGCCGAAATAAACAGCACTGGAAGAAATGCTGCTTGGGGAACTCAATTATATTCAACCAACTATAACAAATTATTATATAAACTTCCAGAATCATATATTTCTTACGGAAGTAAAATGATTGGAATGACATATTATGCGAAAAAAGCATTTACGAATAAATCATTTGTTTCTGGACAATTGACTCTAAGTGCTCCCGGAGATTTACCAAATCCTTGGGAAGAATTCGTTTTTGGCTACACTGCATCTACGGTTTCTTCTGTAATAGCAAATAAAAATCTCATACTTACTGTAAGAGATTCTGGGACTTCTGGGTGGAGCAATGGACAAGTAATAACATTTGGGGTTGGGGCAAATAACATATATCAAACTAGTGCTACATCTATAAGAATAGATGCAGGAACTGGCAACTTTACCGCAGACATTATAACGAATATAGAAGTAAATTCCGCCAATACAAATGCCAGAAGAACCAAAACTCTTTATGGAAATAGCCAAATAACTTCTTTGAGAACCACAGATACATATCTGAATGGAACCGTAGTGACTGGCGCTGCTACTGTTAGAATAGAATGTTCTTCGACGCAATCTAATGGAATTGTTTGGTTTACTGGTGGAAACCCTCTCACTAAATTAAAAACTCCTGGAGGTAAACAACCTCTATATTTGCCTGATGTAATTAGAGTTATTGCCATATATGATTCCGGCAACACAGCTCAACAACCATCATCAACTAATGCGGTTGATGTAACCACGAGATACATTTTTGACAGCGGTCAAACAGATAATTATTATGATCATGCTTCGTTGATTTTAAGAGCCGGTTCTCAGCCACCGACTGGTCAAGTCGCAGTAATGCTGGAAGTTTTCGATCATACGGGAACTGGATTCTTCAATGTTGATTCATATTCGCAATTCGCATATGAGAACAATAAAATACCATACTATGCATCAGCGAAGAGTGGTGCATATGCTTTGAGAGATTCTATTGATTTCAGACCGACTAGACTTAAAGGAACGACCGCATTTACGCTCGATGGAGTCTCAACTCCATATCCATATTTCAATCTAGAAATTGAAAAATATGAATTCTATCTACCAAGAATGGACAAATTGAGCTTAATTGCAGATGGAACATTTAAGGTAACGCAGGGAGCTTCTTCTGCTTATCCGAAAGTTCCGGCAGATCCATCAGATTCAATGACTCTCTATAATTTCACAATTCCAGCATACACTGGATCTGCCAAAGAGATTCCAATTCAGTATATTGATAACAGAAGATATACTATGAAAGATATTGGAATTCTTGAGAAGAGAATTGAGAATCTTGAATATTACACATCACTCAACCTCTTAGAGACAACTGCGGCAAGGCAGAAAGTGTTCAATATCAACGGAGTTGAGAAGGCGATATATGGTTTCATTGCAGATCAATTCGAAGGATTTAACATTGCCGATAATAAATCAGAAGATCTGGTTTGTAATATAGACAAATATAATTTGTCTCCATATAAAATTGTTGAACCAATTAAATTTACTATTTCTTCTGGCACCAACTATCAAATTAACGATAAGACGTTTTCTTTGCCATATACAGAGGAATCTTGCATAAATCAATATGCAGCAACACAAAGCATAACAGTTCAACCATATCAATTTGCGCAATTTGAAGGAAATTTAATCTTAAATCCGGAAAGCGACACATGGTACAGTTCTTCCCTGGTTCCTGAGATTATAGCTCCAGCAACTGACACGATAAAAAGAGAATTGCCAATAGGAGATGAAGGTGTAACTCCAATTGCCGGTTCAGGCTCGGCAATTGATGGAATAACCAGAATAACACTTCCTCCGTTCTTGGGTGGAATTTGGGGAGACATTAGTCAAACAATTATCGCCAATTTAACTGGATTTGGTTCTATTGCTAGGGAAAATTGGACTGTTACTGAAACAAATACCACCGATTTAGAAAGAGCAAGTTCTCAAACTGAGGCTTCAACTGCTCCAATCAACTCGGGTGCTGGATTGAATTTGAGGGCTGGCGGCACCGTCGATGGCTCGCGTCCGGGCGGAGCGACTCGTGGAAAATGAGTACAAATAGGAGAATTTTTTAGATGTCAAATCCATTAACTATTACAGCTGGAAACAGATCAGTTGATTCTTCTGTAGTTCCATACATTCGTTCTAGTGAAGTTAGATTTACTGGATATTCTTTAATGGGAGGATCGCAAGCATATTATTACTTCGATTCTACCAAAGTTGATCAATTTATTCAACACCCCTCTACTATTGTCATTAATGCTCAAGATGCATCGAAATACAAACCGGGGGATGGGATATACAGCAATTTGACGCACGGTTATGCAACTGTTCTTGCTGTTTCGCCCAATTCTACTATTTACATAAGCGAAAACTATTTGACGTTCAACGTTGCTCCATATAGTACAGATATTCTGTCAACGACAACTTTCACTGTAGGAGATCTTGTATATCAAACTCCAAATAGTGCATGCACTACGTTCGCTTCGGTAACATTTATCGGAACCGTTGCATATTGGAATAATACTGACAAGGTGCTTTCCGTCGTCCCAGAACGTGGAACTTACGCTTTCTCTCCTAATACTATATTTACTATTGGAAAATCTACTGCCAGATGTAATGTAACTTCTATCGTTGGTGCAAATAAATTCCCAACATCCAGCCACATATTGACCACAAGTAACACAAGATCTTCTCTTGTGAGTTCATATTCTCACAAATCTGGAATAGTGATCGGGGGAGCGACCACGACAGTAATTCCAATTGGAGGACCAGCAAATGCAGGTTGGCCAGGAGGCACTGCAAATACCTTTTACATAACATCTGGAGTTGGTATTGGTCAATCTGCTAATATACTTTCAGTTACATCGAACACGATAACTCTTGCTACAGCATTAAGTGTTGCTCCGACAGGAAACTCAAGATATAGTGTTGGCAAAAATTATGTCGACAGTACGGGAATTATATCCGGGATATTTAATATTCCAGAACTTTCGACAACTAAATTCTTGACCGGGGAGAGAATATTTGCAATAACTAACAAGCCAACTTTCGCAGACTCTTCTGTAACCAGCTCTGGAGTTGCGAAATATGTTGCTTCTGGATTTTTAAATCTAAATGATGCCTTTCAAACACCAACAGTTTCTCCAGTAACTCCTCTGAGACCAGCTGAAGTTGTCACTCAACTTAGACCGAATGTTTTAGATATAAGAAGAAGAGATCCAGTTGCACAAACGTTTTTTACTCCGAAACCTAAATCTGCAAAGAAAGATTATGGAATATTCGTTTCTTCAATTGATTTGTTTTTCAGCAAAAAGCCTGCGGCAACTTCTGTTCTATATCCAGTTGAGCTTAGAATCGTTGAAGTTGAAAATGGCATTCCAACTCAAAAAATAATAGCGAGTACATTCGTTCTTTGGCAAGATGTGAACGTCTCATCAAAACCTGTTGCTGGGTATAACAATAATCAAACGAAAACCAATTTCAAATTTTCTGATCCCCAATATTTGGCGCCAGATACTGAATATGCTGTGGTGATATTATCGGATTCCGCGGACTATAAGGTTTGGTATGCTATTCTTGGTGGAAACGATATCGTTTCTGGCGCAGGAATAAGCCAACAACCTTATGCTGGTTCTATGTTTCTTTCACAAAATGGATCGACTTGGACGCCGCAACAAAATTGGGATTTGATGTTTTCTATTAACAAAGCGGTGTTTTCGACTTCAGCAGGAACAGCTACATTTAATATCGTTCCCCAAAAACAAGCTGTATTTGCAGACGAAATATTATTGCAATCTTCTGATATCACATTCCCAGCGAGTTCTTTGAATTATTCTGTTAAAGGAACCTATTTGAATTCTCTAACACTAGATAATGGAAATTCAATTGTTCCTAATAAAACTTTGAAATTTGGAAATGATTTATCATCTTCTTCTGCAACATCGAATAGAAGAAGAATAATAAGAGAAGGTAAATCAGATTCAATGTCGTTGACTGTTTCTATGTCCACCACTGATTCAGATGTTGCTCCTGTTATAAGTTCTGAAAGATTGAGTGCTATCGTCTATGCGAATCACATCAATGCTGGTGGGATTTATCCAGAAAACATATCCATTGTAAGTGGAGGAGTTAATCATAACACAGCAACGAACATTATTGTAACTATCAGTGCTCCCGATTTAGCTAATGGCACACAAGCAACAGCAAATGTCAAGAGCGTAAGTTCCAGCAATACCGTGACGCTAATAAATATAACCAATTATGGATCCGGCTATTCTAATACACCAGTCATAACCATAACAGATACTAATGCCACAACAAACGCAGTTATTGCTGTTGCAGGGGAAACCGGTCTTAAGGGAGGAAATGGTATTGCTAGATACCAAACAAGGAAGATTACACTAGCAGATGGATTTGATGCTGGAGACCTTAGAGTATTTGTTGAATGTATTAGACCTTCTGGGACTCATGTTGTGGCATATTATAAAGCTCTATCTGGTAGCGATGAATCACAATTCCTCGATAGAAGATGGGTTAAAATGGATCTATTGAATAACATTAACTCCCCGGATCAATTGACGACAATTGAATTAAAATTCGCACATAATTTAGACCCATCATTCGGACAACCATCGGGAAGAATGCAGTATTATGAAATTGGCGACGATGAAACGATATATCCTCTTGGAGGAACGTTTAAACACTTTGCCATTAAACTTGTCCTTTTTGCAGCCGATCCTACAGTTTCTCCAGTCGTGAGAACGATGAGAGCAATTGCAACTCCAATTGATATTTCTTACACCAAGAAGGTTTAAATTAAATGTCTCTAATTAAAATAAAAGATTATGAATATTTGGTTAAAGACCCGACAACCGGAGCAGTTTTAAATACTGATCAAAATATCTTGGTGAGAAGAAACGCTGAAATTGTAAAGGCAAGAAAAGAAGAGCTGCAAGAAAACAAAATAAATAGCATAGAGAAAGATCTTGCAGAAATAAAAGACCTTTTAAGAAAACTGGTTTCCTGAGGAAAAAATAGTGGCAAATACAATTATTGCGGTCGAGACTTCCAATACGTTCAATCAATGGCGTATTGTGACCAATAGCCTCGTATTAGCTGCGAACGAACTCAGGAATAACACCTACATCAAGGAAGGTGGAAGTCTCCAAATATCAAACGGAACTCTGCAAGTTGTAAATGGTGTAGTTCAGATTGATAAATCAACAGGAACCAATTTATATGTTGCTGCCAATGCTACCGTCGTTGGTACATTAACTGTTGGGAATGTTTCTGCTACTAATTTTTCTGCTCCGCAACTTACTGCTGCATACAATCAAGCCAATGCCGCAACTGTGCAAGCCAATGCTGCGTTCGCCGCAGCTAATAATGCTGCTAATACTGTAAGAGTAACAGCTAACTCTGGAACAGCGCAATCAGCCGTCAGCCTGAACTTCGTCAACACCTCTTCTGTTCTGGTGTCAGTTGGAGCTGGTTCGACTGGAAATGCAAACATCGCCTTCTCGGCAGTTGCTGGAACGACTGCTGTTGCTGGTATTGTTCAGCTGACTGACTCATCTACAAGTACGAGTACAACAACGGCTGCTACACCGAATAGCGTTAGAACAGCTAACGTAATTGCTGTCTCAGCCTACACTCAAGCCAACTTAGCATATGCTCAAACCAATACAGCTAACTCAATAGCAATATCAGCATACGGTCAAGCCAACCTTGCATATACGCAAGCAAACACTGCCAATTCCATAGCGATATCTGCATATGGACAAGCCAATGCTGCATACACGCAAGCGAATACTGCCAATTCAACTGCAGTATCAGCCTATGGTCAGGCAAATGGTGCCTTTACTACTGCAAACAACGCAGCCAACACCGTAAGAGTAACATCCAACTCTTTATTCGCTCAATCAGCGGTTGGTTTAAACTTCATAAACACAGCTTCTGTTACTGTTTCCCTTGGTGCTGGTTCTGCTGGTACTGCTAACGTTGGATTCTCTGCTATTGCTGGAACGACTGCCGTTGCTGGTATTCTACAGTTAACAGACTCAACTACCAGCACTTCTACAACAACAGCCGCGACTCCAAACAGCGTAAAGACCGCATTTGATCAGGCAACAGCGGGATATGCTCAGGCTAATGGCGCATACAACCAAGCCAATACTGCATACACTCAAGCCAATACTGCTAGAACTGAGGCTTCTGCTGCTGCTAATGGAGTAAGAGTATCGCAAAATTATGGGAGCACGGTCTTAGGCACTGGTGGTATAAACTTTAGCAATACCGCTAACATCAAAATATCGGTTACGAGTGGAATTTCAGGGAACGCCAACGTTTCTTTCGATTTCCCATCAACAATAGCGTCAATGTCAATAGGGTCATTGTCTGTAACTACCTTGACTACCACAAATCCAATCGTCGGTCCAACGGAAACTGATAGTTCTTCTTATAGACTCCGCGTTTCTCAAACGACAAGAGGCGACGGCACTTTTGGTGTCAACCAAGGTGGAGCGAACGGAAACGCCGATATTAAATTTGCTTCTTCTACGGGAGTTTGGCAATTAACTTCTAACAGTATTGCTGGTGCATATTACAATATCATAACTTCTCAGAACGTCAGCGATTCTGTTACAACAACCAGCTCTTCAAACGTCGCCTCTTCAACTGCAGTAAAGAGTGCATTCGATCAGGCAACTGCAGCTTTCGCTCGAGCGAATACTGCCAATTCAACTGCAGTATCAGCATATGGACAGGCAAATACTGCTAACTCTATTGCTATATCTGCGTATGGACAGGCTAACTTAGCATACTCTCAAGCGAATACTTCTAATTCTATTGCTATTTCAGCATACGGTCAAGCCAACGCTGCCTTTACTACTGCAAACAACTCAGCAAACACTGTAAGAGTAACGGCTAACTCTGGATCGACGCAATCTGCAGTCAGTCTGAACTTTGTTAATACTGCAACGACTCGAGTCTCCGTTGGTGCTGGTTCTGCTGGTACTGCTAATATCTCGTATACAGTAATTCCTACGTTCACAACTGAAATAAACACTACCTCAACGTTGAGTGTGTCCGGAGATACTACTCTCTCATCGAATCTTAACGTTGGAGGAATATCCAATCTCGGTTCTATTGTATCGAAAACGTTAGACATTGCCAAAATAATTTCTAACTCTACTAGCATATACAATACGACTAGAATAAGCGGAATCAAACCAGAATCTTTGGTATATACTGGTAAATATGTAAATATCTCTGCTTTCGATTCACTGCCAACTGGAGTTGATTTCAAAACGGATGGAACTGTAATGTTCTTGTCCGGACAAACTAATAAAAAGATAAGCCAATTTTCTTTGAGCGTTCCTTGGGATTCCAGTACTGCAACTTTCTCTAGTCAAAGTGCTGCGCTCACGACAATTGAAGGGCAACCAAGAGGGATTGCATTCTCATCAGACGGAGCGAACGTATATGTTCAGGGAGCAGCTGCCGGAAATGTGACTCAATATTCTCTGTCTACTGCTTGGGATGTTGCATCGCTGACTGTTGCTTCTAACGTTGCTGCATTTAACGTAGCAACAGCATTGATTGCTCTGGGTGGACAGCAATCTGCTTTGCGAGGATTGGCGTTTTCTGATGATGGCGTGTTTATGTATTCTTCGCAAGGTGGGTCTAATGGACTGATTCCCAAAATCTTGCAATACAGACTTTCAACTGCATTCAATGTTGCGACGGCATCTCTTACGTCTAATTCTGGAACTTCCACCAGCGGTGGCGGATTGGTAAATAGTACAGGAAGTTATGGTTGGGGCGCTGCAGAACTCAATCTGATAAATGGTGGAACCGTTTTACAAGTCTTGAACGTCACTGATTCCGTCGTTCAATTCTATGCTCTTGACACTCCATTCGATATAACCAAAACTAAGTTCATAGGGAAAACGCCTTCTATCATTGAAACTGTGCCGTATGGATCATTCTTGAGTCCAGATGGAAAATACCTCAGCATCGTTGGAACAGCAGATGATAACGTCTACACTTTCATTGCAAATTCAACTACATCGTTGGGTATATCTGGCGACACCATTGTTTATGGTGATGTTGATATCTATGGTTCTTTGACAGTCAACGATTATAACGTTTTAAGCCAAATTGTTTTGGGAAGAAACCAGGCAAACACTGCTAACTCTATAGCAATATCTGCTTATGGTCAAGCTAACTTAGCATATACTCAAGCCAATACAGCCAACTCAATAGCAATATCAGCCTATGGCCAAGCCAATGCTGCATACACTCAAGCTAACTTAGCATACACTAGAGCTAACACTGCTAACTCTATTGCGATATCTGCTTATGGACAAGCTAACTTAGCATATACTCAAGCCAATACAGCTAACTCTATAGCAATATCTGCTTATGGACAAGCCAATGCTGCTTATGCCGCTGCCAACAATGCTGCCAATACCGTAAGAGTAACTGCTAACTCTGGTTCGGCACAATCAGCCGTCAGTCTGAACTTTGTGAACACGGCAACTGTCATCGTTTCTGTTGGTGCCGGAACGACTGGCAATGCTAACCTTTCTTTCTCAGTTATTCCTAAGTTCACGACTGAAATAAACACAACTTCTAGTCTTAGTGTTACTGGAAATGCCACGTTCTCGAATTCCGTAACTATAAGCATTCCCAGCAATGCACCCTTCGATGCTCTGAGAATAAATCAATCAGTTCCAGTACTGATTTCCAATGTCGGAGTTATTGTTTCTGGAACTACACTTCCAAATGCATATTCATCGGCGGAAGCGACTGCTGCATCGGGCGGCGGGATGGCAAAATTCCAAGCGCACTCAAACACCAATCTTTTTGGAGATAGCGCATTAGCTTCCTATAAGTGGAGACATAGTCCGAGCCAAGCCACTAGCGGTGGATTGTTATTGGCAAGAGCCGCCAATAACAACGTTGCAACATATACTGCAGTATCAGACGATTTACAATTAGGAGAAGTCAGAGCCGCTGGTTCTGAAGGAACCAATTTCGTCGAAAGTTCTGCAATTAAATTCATAGTTGATGGGGCTGTGGCGGTTGGATCTGTTCCAGGAAAAATTAAATTTGAAACGACTTCTCCTGGTGGATTTGCAACTTCAGTTAAAATGCAACTGGATAGTAATGGTAATCTTGGAATCGGAAACACTGCACCAAACCATACGTTGTCGGTATCTGGCAATACTTTCGTTTCTGGTGCGGCTTTCTTTACTGGCACTGTGGTGGATCGTCCTGTTGCGTCCATCGCTGCTTCAACATCTTATGCTGAAAATGCTGCCGGTAAGACGATTGTTGTCAACTCTGCTTCTCCGGTAACTTTGACGTTCGGAACTGCGGCATATTCAGGATTTGTTGTTGATATTATAAGAAAAGGAACCGGAAACGTAACTATCGCGAATACGTCCACGATAGCCAAACTTAACGTTGCAAGCGTTCAACCTATGTCGAACATATCTTCGCGATATGCTACAGCAAGGGTTACATATACCGCAACAAACGAATTTATATTGACGGGAAGCATAACACCATAATAAATACTGGGTCTAAAGAGAAGAAAAAAACATGGCTGCATATACGGAACTCTTCATAGATCAGGGAACGAACTTCGAATCATCCATTGATTTGGTTGGTGATGATGGGGCATCAATCAATATTGCCAACTATATCTTCACA